ATGGAACAACTAAATAAATGTGGCCAGTGGTATTTTAGAACTGGTGAAGTATCTTTGAAAGATTATTATAAATTAATCCCAACCGACAGGAGGAAGCACATTGAATTTATATTAACTTTAGAACAATCTCAACGAAGCACTGTTGATAATATCATCTTGCTAGTATCTAGAACTAAAGAAGAAAAACAAAATTCAAAGTTTTTAGAACTTTGATAAAAGCCATAATATTTATAAGTATGGCAGTAAATAGAGAAAAGATATTATCCAACTTAAAAGAAGCAGATTTGTTCCAGTTATTGCAAAAGTACTGGACAGATATTGTTGATAATAATTTAACCAATCCAAATTCAATAATAGACTGGTACGTACCCACTACTAATACTTGGATAGAAGGTAAGTGCAGACCAAAACATTGGGATGCTTTATTAATTGAAAGAAGTAAGTGGAATGCTTTAATGCAAAAAAAGAATGCATATTACATTAACTCAACCCCAAAGGGAATATTTGTATTTGATATTAAGCAATTAGAAGAACCAGTATGGGATTATAATAAAATGGCTAAGTCAACTTACTTTGAAGGTTCAGGTACCAAAATAGAAAAGGATAGTGGATATTATCCAATCAGCAAAGCATCCTTCCAATTAGACCAGATATTGATTTATTGATTTTTTTTGTGTATATTTACATATAACAGTTAGTGAAATACTTGTTTATCCCAGCACTAGGTTTGCTTCCATATTCCTACGATGCTGGGATTTTTGGTAAAAACGTAGATACTTATAATATGAACATATGTACAAAATGTAAAATAGAGAAGGAAGATAATGAATTTCAAAAGTATTGGCACTCAACGCAGAAAAAATTCAGAATCAGAAAAGAATGCACATTATGTCATAATACTCAACATAACGAAAGAAGACGTTTAAAACGATTAGAATCCAAATTGATACAAGTATCCATTAGACCAGAGATAGTTCAACCAGTGCAACCAGAATTGCAACCAGACCTATCTACCGATAGAAACTACAAACAGTGCAGAACTTGTCAACAATGGAAATTAAAAACAGATTATCATAGTTATAAAGATTCAAAGAAAAAAACTTTTTTGGATTGTAAAATTTGTTATAACAAAAAAGAAGTTGAAAAATCTAGAATTGATAGATTAAAAGAACTTGAAGAAACAGGAGGTAGTGATAGACATAAACAACAACCTGGCGAATGGATTGATGAATATCAAAAGGAAGCAACATACAATATTCTCAAAGCAATTGGATGGAAACTCAACGAAGAGAATGGAATTTGGTGGAAGGATGGAATTAAAACGAGTAACGGAGTATTTATCAATATTAAAACTAAATCAACTAAATCATTTGGAGATTATCCATTTTTAATGTGGCGTAACCCTCAAAAAAAGGAAATTTTTGATAGAGCAGTTGCTTTAAGAATTAAAGGTAAAACATATAAATATATTGCGGATGAATTGGGTTTGTCTGATACAACAATTTATAAATGGTTAAACTATGAAAAAAATTAAATTAAGTGAAATTGAAATACCTGCGGACTACTTTGAATTAAATGATGAGGAGAAGGAAGCTGTATGTATTGGAATTTTAAACTTTATGTTGGAAATATTAGATAAACAATTAAATCCAGAGGTTAATAGAATGTTTGCACTCGGGTTATTAATTGAATCTTCAATAATAACAAATCAAGAGGAAGAACTATATGAAGTATGTGGAGTCTTGAAGGATGTAAAAAAACTAATAGATGGATAAAAGAATTGAATGTTTCATCACCAGAAACTATTACGTATTGTTAGCAATAGCAAAGAAAATAACTAAGAGGGATGAAGAAACATCAAGGGAATTACTCCACGAAGTATTTCTACAATTATATCAAAGGGATGTTATAAAGTTAAAAGACTACGGCGATGATAGTATAAAGTATTATATCACCTCAATTATGAGGGTTAACTATTATTCTCAAACATCACCATATTACTACAGAATCAGAAAAGAACGTTGTTTATATTCAGATTTAACTGAGGCAATGAATATGACTGAGGAACAGGAATCATTTGAAACCGAGGAACTATATCAATTATTGGAGGAGAACTATGCAGAACTAAACTGGTTCCACAAATCATTATTGGATATGTACCTAACTCTCAACTCATTGAAGGCAGTATCTAAGAAGACAACTATTCCCTTAACAAGTATAAGTAGGTATATCCGCGAGGGTAAGGATACAATCAAAACAAACATTATTAATAAACTAAATAAATAAGTATATTTGTAATATGAAAAGATTAGAAATAGAGAAAGGTCAAAAGTATGGTAGATTAACTATCTTAAAATTAGTTCAATCAAAAATTCAATCTAGAGGTACTAAAATGAGAATGGTACAATGTGAATGTGAATGTGGAAATATTAAAGATTATGTCTTTCAATATTTAACTAAAGGTCAAACCAAATCTTGTGGATGTTATATGATTGATAGGATAAAAGAAACAAATATAACTCATTCGGATACATTAAATAAAACAATGACACCTGAATATAGAACTTGGAGAGCAATGAGACAAAGATGTAATAATCCTAAAAATAATAGATGGGAACATTATGGTGGTCGTGGAATTAAAGTATGTGATAGGTGGATTAATTCATATGAAAACTTTATATTAGATATGGGGAGAAAACCTGATTCTGAATATAGTATTGACAGAATAGATGTAAATGGAAACTATGAACCATCAAATTGTAGATGGGCAACACCATTAGAACAAATTAAAAATAGAAGAAAATAGATATGGAAAGACAAATTAAAGGAACAATTACATCTGAATCACCTGATGTTCATTGGGGATTTTTAAATGTGGAAGGTAAATTAGTATTAGATTTGGGTGCAGGTATTAATAGCGAGTTTATGCCAACACCTTGGTACTTCTTGCAAGAACGTAAAGCAAAGAAAGTAATTGGGGTTGATGGTGATAAACAATCATATGACTGGTTCAAACAGAATTACGTTGTAAAAAATTTTATTCCATATATGGATATGGTAGATAGAATTGAGAAATTTGAACACTATTTTGGATATTATAAACCAGATGTGGTAAAGATGGACATTGAGGGTAGTGAAGTGTTAATTAATGCGTTAGATGCATCTTATTTGGAATCAGTTCAAGAAATTGCAATTGAGTACCATAATCTTTCGGCGTTAATATCCTGTGAGAATAAACTAACTGAAGCAGGTTTCAAGTTGGAGTACTTTAAGTTTGATCATTTGGATATTGATTATCAAGGTGTTCTGTACGGATATAAACCATTTGAACCATTAAAGTTAAAAAAATTATAATATGGGATGTAATTGCGGGAAAAAACAACAAGTAGTATTAAACCCAAAACCAATAGTAGAAGAATTTAATACAGAGGAAATAGAAGGAAATATCTTGGTACCAACTCCTATGACATATGACTGGTATAATAATATAGATGAGATAGAACCAATAAGTGGACAAACTCGGAACTAAAACATAGACAAACACGGAAGTATGGAAAGATTAGAGAAACTAAAACTAAACTCAATTGAAAATCCTGGTAAAAAGAAAAGAGGATGTACAGACTGTAAGAAGAAAAAAGAAATAAATGAACCACTACCAACAGTTGATTACGAAGCAATATGGATACCAACCAAAGAAGATATTAAACTTGCATATGCAGAATTAACATCATTTGGTGGCGTAAAGGAAGATAAAAAGATATTTATCAATAAGGTGTATAACTTTTTATTCGGTGAAGACTTTAACTTCAACTGTAAAGGTTGTGGAAGAGGTAGAGTAAGAAAGTTTACAAACTATGTAAATTCAATATAATATGGCTAAAGAAAATAAAGTAAACGAATTAGAGTACGAGGAAAGAATGAATCGTGCATTTGAACTTATGTTATATGAGAAAAAATCATATGATGAGTTTAAGAATCAATTCTCAAAGGAAATGGGTATAACGGTAAGGATGGCAGAGAACTATTGGAAGGACGTTAGGAACCGTTTAAAGGAACGTTACGCACAGAACCAAGAGGAAATACTATCCGAACAATTAAATCGTCTGTATGACCTTTTAAATCGTTGTAGACTATCAGGTAACCGTAGGGTTGAATCTGAAGTTCTAAGAGATATAACAAAGATATTAGGAATGGAATCACCAAAGAAGATAGACTTAACTTCAGGAGGAGAACCCATATCAATTAATATTAATATAACAGAAGATTAAAAAAATTTAAATTAAACGTTAGTAATGTTTCGTTTTCAGGTACCCTATGTCAGCAAATAGAAGATATAAAAGAGCACAAGAAAGATTAAGAGAAAAGATTCATAAGGAATTTATTGAAAGGACCAAGAATATGACTGAGGATCAAATAAAGACTTATGTTGATAGGATGGTGAATAAGTATGCATACCTTAATCAGGTTGCAGTTGTTGAGGATGGTGTAGGTCCTAAAGTAGAAGACCTATTTGATAAAGTAGAAGACTAATATGGAAGTAAACATTAATCTAACAAAGAAACAATCCCAAGCGTGGAAACTCCTAATGGATAATATAACTAACGAAGTATTATACGGAGGTTCAGCTGGCGCGGGAAAGTCTTGGTTAGGTTGTTTATGGATTACCACATTATGTTTAAAATATCAAGGGATTAGATGTTTAATAGGAAGAACAGTATTACAACAATTAAAACTAACAACCCTTAATACTTTATTTGAGACCCTACAATCAATGGGATTAAAGTCAGGGGAACATTATGTATATAACGGACAAAGTAATGTTATAACGTTCACAAATAAATCTGAGATAGTATTAAAGGATTTAGCGTACCAACCATCGGACCCCAATTTTGATTCATTAGGAGGTTTGGAACTTACAGCTGTCTTTGTAGATGAAGCGGCACAAATTAGTCAATTGGCTTATAACATCCTAAAGTCTCGTATGAGATTTAAACTAACTGAGTATAATCTACAACCAAAGATATTGATGACCTGTAACCCTGGTCAAGTATGGTTAAAGAAAGTCTTCTATCTTCCATATATACAGGATACATTGGAACCAAACAAAGCGTTTGTACCAGCACTACCATTGGATAACCCACACTTACCACCATCTTATATTGAGATGTTAAAGTCATTACCACCAGCACAGAAACGAAGACTACTTGAAGGTGATTGGAACTATATGGATGAATCAGATAATCTATTTGACTTTGATAGTATATCCAATAGTGTTTTCTCAAGTGTTCCACAAGGAACCGATAAGAAGTATATCTCCGTGGACGTAGCAAGGTTTGGTTCAGACAGGTCCGTGGCGGTGGTTTGGAATGGACTGGTTGTATTAGAAGTTCTTATCTATACCAAACTATCAACCACAGAATTATCGTCCGAAATAAGGGAACTTATTTCAAAGTATGGTGTACATCCAAACAATGTGATTGTAGATAGTGATGGCGTTGGAGGTGGAGTTGCAGACCAAATTAGAGGTACAAACTTTGTCAACAACTCAAGACCATTACACGAACAGAACTTCAGTAATTTAAAGTCCCAATGTTATGTGAAACTATCTGAATTGTTTAAGGAAGGAAAGATAAGTCTAAACATTATGGACCCTGCAACAATAGATGAATTAACACAGGAACTATTAGCAGTTAAGCTAAAGGATGTGGATAAAGATAATAAGGTACAAGTTCAATCAAAAGATGATATGAAGAAGATATTGGGTAAATCACCCGATTTATCGGATGCACTAATGATGAGGATGTACTTTGAAATAAAGAATTTAAAATCGACTGGCCGTTATGCCATTGCATTTGTATGATAAGATTTAAAATAGATGGGGAACCATATATAATTGATGACTTTATGTCAATTGAGAATTACGTAAAGATTTATAAGATTAAGGATTTATTTAGTGAGGACTACTTTGCTGCTAAGTTGGTAAGTATTGTATCAGGTGCACCACAAAAGGATTTATTAGAAGGAGGATATGAAGAAGTTGGTTATTTGGCATTACGTATAATGGAATCACTACCAACAGTAGAAACCACAAAATTTGTAGATAGATTTGAATTGGATGGTGTTAAGTATGGTTTCTTTCCAAATTGGAGGGATTTAACTTTTGCTGAGTTTATTGACTTAGATACTATATCAAACAAAAAGGAAGATGAGTTATTAGATATGTTACATATACTAGCAGCAATTATGTATAGACCAATAGTTGAAGAACTAAGTGAACATAATTTTAAGATAGAAGATTATGACATACCCAAGATGAAAGACCGAGCCGAATTGTTCAAAAAACGATTGGATATTAAGTACGTAATTGGTGCACAGTTTTTTTTTATCAAGTTCGCAAAGACATTCTCCAACTTTATCCTACCATCTTCGACCTTGAAGCTATCGAAATGGCAAACAATCAAAATGATATGGATAATGTGGAGGATGATTTTCAAACAAACTTCCAAAAATCGTTTGGGTGGTTTTTGGTCGTCAACAAAATTGCTGACAATGATTTTACAAAACACGAGTACATCTATAAAAAAAACATAATGGAATCACTTAATCAATTGAGTTATTTAATATCATTTGACCAAGAACAAATAAGGTTACAAAAGAAAATGGAAGGAAAGATATAATTCGTATAACGATTAACATTATTTTATATTTAAAGATAGGATGAACACAAGCTCTATAAATTACAAACAGATACTAGCGGACTTAAGTTCTATAGCATATCACCACCCACAAATACAATCTTTTGGGTTTGGTGACTTGGCGCAATGTACAAATGATATTGTAACCAAACAAGAACCAAGATATACAAGAATGTATGTGGTTCCTGGTAATGTTCAATTAAATGAGAATCATCTTCATTATCGTTTTTCCATTATTATTATGGATAGAGTTGATGATGATCAATCCAATCAATCAGAAGTAATGTCAGATACGATGGCTATTGTTATGGACGTTTGGACTATCTTATTACAATCATTTACAGCGGTACAAGGTAACTTTAGTTGGGATTTAGTGGTAGATGAGAACCCCGATGTTATTCCGTTCTTAGAACGATTTGAAACAATATTAGGTGGATGGACATTAAACTTATCATTTCAAGTAGCGTTTGATTATAACAGTTGTACACCACCAGTTAATGGAAATTTCCAATTCCCTGAGGACCAACAATTTAATAGTTTCAAATATATATTAGATGAATTTGAAACCTTTGCAGATTTACACAGACAAGTTAATTCATATGGTTTTGGAGATATAGAACAATTAACAAACGATATAATAACAAAACAAGAACCAGAATATCCAAGGATGTATGTTCTACCTGATTCAAATCATTTTCAGGTTGGACATATTCACGTAGGATGGAAGGTATTTTTTGTTGATAGATTAAACGATGATTTATCAAATCAACAAGATGTATTATCTGACCAATTAGAAATAGTAAAAGACTTTTTTGCTAAACTATACTTATCAGATTTTGAAGCAGGTTGGGAGGCATCAGTTACACCATTCTATGAAAAAACAGAAACCACATTATCAGGATGGATAATTGATTTTCATTTTATACAGAAGTTTGATTATAACAGATGTGTACTTCCTGAATATTCATTTGCTGGTCAAACTTGGGAACAAATTGCTGAATTATGGAAAGATGTGGATACTAAATGGAGAAATACTTAAACACAAATATATAAATATATATGGGACAATTAACTAATTTATACGTAAGTCAATCCTACCAAGGATTAATTAAACTTGCAAACTCAACAACAGGAGTTACTGGAACACTACAGTACACTCAGGACGGTGTTGGGAATAACTTACCGATACAAATATCAACTTCATCAGTTAATATCACAGGATCTTTTACAGTAAACGGATTACCGATTAACTCCGTTGATAGTAGTTCATTAGTAACTACAGCATCATTCAATGCATATACCTCTTCAAACGATAGTAAGGTAAATTCATTGATTAGTGCAACGGGAAGTTATGCAACAACCAGCTCTTTAACATCATTGTCAAGTTCAATTGCTTCAACTGACTTATCACAAAACAATAGATTAAATTCAATTGAGTCTATCACAGGTTCATTTGCAACTACATCATCTTTAACTTCATTATCAAGTTCTATTGCTTCAACTGATTTATCACAGAATAATAGGTTAAATTCAATTGAAGGTGCAACAGGTTCATTTGCAACCACAGGTTCAAATACATTCTATGGTGGACAAACAATCATTGCACCTAGTGCACAAGCATTATTTGTGAGTGGAGCATCTGCAACATTTAGAGGTAATTCTTTCAGTGTTGAAAATGATAGTAGTCAAACTAAATTTATTGTTAGTAATGCAGCAAATTTAATAGTTGCAAATTTACCAATATCAGCAAGTCAGGGTATAACAGGTTCTTTATTTGGAACGGCATCATACGCAATACAAGCGTTATCGGCATCATACGCACCCGATACAACTAATACAGGTTCATTTGCAACAACAGGTTCAAATGTATTTCAAGGTTCACAAACAATATCAGGTTCCTTATTTGTAACAAATGAAATTACAGCATTATCAGCATCAATTACTTACTTAGAAACAATATATCAAACATCATCTGTTATATTCTCATCAGGTTCAAACATACTTGGTGATGAGGCAGGTGATACACAAACATTATGGGGTAGAGTAGCAATACCAACAGGACCAGTATCAGTTACAGGTTCAGTTATTGCAACTAACTTCACAGGTTCATTACAAGGTACCGCATCATACGCAATACAAGCGTTATCGGCATCTTATGCACCTGATACAACCAATACAGGAAGTTTAGTTTCAGATGTATCTTTATTATTACCAACAGAAGATACTATAGTAGTTACTAAAGGTGATGGAACAACTAGTACATTTACAATTGATAATGTTCAATCAGCATCATTTGCAGATAATGCAACATCAGCATCATTCTCACAAAATACAATAAGTGGTTCATTCAGTAACTTTGCTGTAAGTA